TGTTCAATCGCATCATCGACTGATAGTCCTGCTGGTTGTAGAACACCGCCAGTATAGTTTGGATTTAAATTAACTGTCTGTTGACTTTTAGGTATGACATCACGTATTATAACAGGGTTAGTAATGATACCATTATTGCCGCCGTTGCCATCGTTGCCAGAGCCACCAAATGGTCCGCTTTCGTTACCAGTACCACCAGTACCGCCCCCACCAGGAGGAGAAGTTACGCCACCTCCATTAATAGGACCGCCATCACCGGAGCCATTCTGTCCGCCACCATCGCTACCATCACCTGGCTCACCTGGATTGAATGGATCAACTACTAGAGTTGGGTCATTGCCGTCATTAAACACTTGTGGTATGACAGGTGCGACATCTTGCAGAATAGGTGTGTAGTCTCCATATGGTACTAGATCAATTACTGGGAAGAAGTAAGGAGAAGAATAGTATCCTTGTGGCTGTGGATATACTGGACCACTGGGTCCTGGATTATTAGGGAATGCAGGGTTAGTAAATACTAAGTCATCAAACTGACGTGGTATGCCTTCAGTTGCAGGTTCTATTGTGCCGTTAGTTGTTATAATTGTTTGATCTTCACCAGACATCTTATCAGAAAGATTATTACTTAATGGGATACCACAATTTGCTAATCTCTTTTGATTACGTTCTTGTCTCATCATTGCAATTGCTGACTGTCCAACTGCACAGTTTCTATCAACAATCGCTTCGATTGTTTGTGCCGACATATGAGGACGTGTATCTTGTGATAATGTAGGAATAGAATCAACAAATGTAACGACTGTTCCACTAGAACTTACGAATGGACTTCTTGGGACTTCAACTGGATTGATAGAAATGTATCTAGTACGTTGTTCTACTTTAAGTTGTCTACCTAAAACGTCCCAAGCAACGTTTAAATTCTCTACGCCTAGAGAATATGCTACTTCAGGATCGACAATGTTTGGAATCTCATCATTTGCTTGATCAATATAATCTTGTATAACTGTGTTAAAGTTTATTGTGCCACCATTTGCGCCATTGTTTGCATACTTGTCATATGTAATACTGGGCGGTGTTTCGCATGTAACAGTAACTGTAGGGCCTGCTCCTAGAGTAGGCGGTGTTGGACTGTTAATAGTTGCTGTACGAGTCATGGCTTCACTGCCGTTATTTATAGATGCTGTACATCTACCAAAGCCTCCACGTATTAACGTGCCTCCACTAGTGCCAGTTGCTGAATCATTTCTGCCTACACCTGAGATAGAGGCTGTTGCACCATATGGATTACTAGATACAGTCACAACTGGATTAGGTGCTACTGCTCTGCCATATCCTCCACCATCATTGGTCATTGTTATTGATACTGTAGAGTAAATGTCATATATAGCAGGTTGGCCTACTACTGGAGGAGTCGCTGTTGGATCTGCTTCAATATAGGCTTGTGTTTGTACGTATCTATTTTCTGTTGTTGGAGATGTAAATGTAACTGGTTCCCAAGTAACTGCTAGATATAACTGTTGATATATTTTAGCAAGAATAGATTCAGCAGGAACTTGTGACGCACCTGTTTTATTAATGTTATTAAAGATCAGTTGCCATGCATATGGTAGACCTGACATACACCCAAAGAAATCTGAAAAAGTAAATGTACCTGCATAACCACTACCTAGTGCTAATTGCTTTGGCACTTCTGCTTGAAGGTCTTTGTTAATAGGTTTTGCTAGTTCTTCGCCTTCGGAGCCTGTGCCATCTGCACCATCGCCGTTGTTTTCATTGATTTCTAATCCTTTAAAACAAACAACTTTAGAAGGATCTAATTGTTCAATATTTGTAACTTGTAACATTGAATATCTAAATGCTCCTGCCGCGAGTCCTATTGCTTGAGGTACGCATCCTCTTAAATAAGAATCATATCCTATAGGGATATCCAACGAAGGATCCTCTATGATATCATCTCTGATTGGAGGCTGTCCTTCACAAACAATAGTTCCGATTCTTTGTTGAATAGCAATATCATTTAATGATGCATTGACTGTTCTATTGTCGTATATCAAGTAGTATGTTTTGCTATTAGTTGGTAAGCCTAGTTCATTGTTGTATAGTGGAACTGTCATGCTCTTATAAGAGGTTGGGAACAAACGTTGTACATCTAAACAGTCTGCGAGAGTTCTAATTTGTCCAGGGTAATCGCCCTGTGGGTTGTCGGCAAGTCTGTTGCCACCAAGCAGATTGGGTGCTAAAGGAGCAATACAGTTAACTAAGTTTCCGGCAAACACTAGTAAGAACGCACCGTATATTTGTTTCTCTTGCCCTACTGTTACAAAATCAGCAGTGCCTGATGATATTTTAGCAATTTGATTAGCAGTCAGTCCTGCCGCGGCAAGTGATAAGTTTAAGTCTTCTGTCATTCCACCGCCTTTATACAGTTGCTGTAGCAAGGTAGAAGGGAATCCAAATCTATCTAATCGTTTAGGATCAAACAGTTTACCTAAATTTTCTAAATCATTACCAAATTCTTGTAGTGATAAATTGACTCCTGCAAGATCAGCAGTAATCAAGTCATTCATATTACTAAAGGATCCTTCTCCGAACGTCTGTGCGTCTTCAGAAGCATATATAGGAGCATTCTGTCCTTCTATGTATCCTTGTGCTTGTAAGAAAGAACTACAAAAATCTTGGTAGTCAACTGCTGTTGTTGGTGACTTCCCGTGCCAGTTAAACTCGTTCCATGCTTGTAATGCATGAAGTCTTACATATCCCCATTGAGTCACGCCTATGTTGTCGCCACTTCCAGTGTTATAAGGGTTCCACCATTGAGCATTCTGTTCCTGATCAACTGTACCTTCAGACGAATATCCTGCATTTGCAGGGCCTGTGGTTCCACCATACTCGTTTGCTTTATCTGTCCATACTCCAGAAGGATCTTCTATTTTGTATGTGGGTGGCATTGAGTTGCCTAGTGCATAGCATTCGTTATTGTTGCCACTGATTGATATGAGATTTTTATAGGTAGTATTACTGATGCTACTACCATAGAGTCTGTTATAAGCAGAGTTGATAGAGTATGTCAACATACGAAGTACAGTATTAGTAACTAGTCTTCCAGGATAATAAGATGCATTCGTTTTACTTGCACCCATATATAGTTCAGCATGTTCATTGATCTGCAAACATTTATTTTGCAGAATACCGCCTAATACGTTTTGACCTAGTGGACTTTGTTTTCCTGAATCTGCCATTATAGTTCTCTAAGGCACAAAGACATCTGGACTACCATCTTTGATCTTGTGACCACATGAGTTCCCAGAACCTACTCTGAGTACAGGTTCGCCTTCTGCGAATACTGTTGGGCTACCTTCAGTAGTTTTGGCTGCCTTGTGTGGTATGTGCTTTTTCTTTGGCGAAAAGGGTTTGTGTGGAGTTATTTCACTGACATGTAAGCCTACTTTTAAGCCATTGGCAAACACAGTTCCGGCGCCTTTTTTGATAGCACCGCCTGCATCATTCTTGTCATCTTTACGGCTTAGTTTCGCCATGTAGTTTTATCCTAATACTATCGATTTCTCTGGGACTGTAATCCCTGTTGTTGCTTCTCTATACTTGTCTCTGATTGATGTCTCAGTTTCAGCAAAAAGTGCAACGCTACTAGTATTTAGTGTTACGGATAACTGTGGATCGTTGGTGAACATACTTGGGATAAGTCCCATGCCTTGAGGGCCTGGAGCACAAGAAACAGGATGTTCGATAATAAAATTGTATTGGTCTGTATCAAGTACTTTCGCAATCAACTCTTCGCCACTGTTTAGTTTAAATGTATAAACTGTATTCTTTTTTGCTTCTGCTATATTCATCTTATCCCTCTAATTTTGTTTTAAGTTCAGTAAACCCACCAACATATGCTTCATCTAAAAAGATTTGCGGAGCAGTACGAGCATTAGGTACAACTTCTAACAAGTCTTGTAGTGTGTAACCTGATCCAATTTTCTTTACTTCTGTTTCAATTCCCTGTGCGTCTAGCAATTTAATTGCTTGGTCACAATATGTGCAATTGTCTTTACTCCATACTACTGCTTTCATCATTTCTCCTGTGTGTGATGTTTAATTTTATTACTGTATTTAATGCGATTATAGGCGATCAAATAATAATTATGCTAGTTCAGGTAGATCGTCATAATCAAGTGATTCTGACATAACACCAATAACATAATTAGTTGATTCGTTTTCTTGTAATGCTGTTTGCTTTTTGCTAGTATCACTATGCTTGTTAAACCAAGGGATAGGACTTACTTTTGGAGCAGGCTCATTATATTTGATGCCAATCGTTTTGAGTGATTCTAATGCTGTGTAGTCTACAAACTCTTTTAAGATGTTTGCATTAAGACCAATCACAGGACCTTTCTTAAACAAGTAATCTGCCCATTCTTTCTCTTCTCTAATGACATCCATGTACATATCATAAACTTCTTGCTCACATTCTTTTGCCGCTTTTGCAAATCTAGGATCTTCTTTAACAACTTGATTAATGATCCAACCTGTCCAACCTTTGTGAAGTAGTTCGTCTTGTAAGATTAACGAAATAATGTTGCCGTTACCCATAAAGATTCTATTCTCTACCATTGCTAATGATGTAGCAAATGATACCATGAATCGTAATGCTTCTAAGGCATAACTTGCGTGTAGAGCCATCCAAATTGCTTTGATATGTTCTTCTTCGTCAACTTTCTTACCCATTTCTTTTTGACAGTTGATTTCATGTAAGCCATCATAGTAATCACAAACTGAAGATGCCATATCTGCAATTTCTTTTGTGTCATGGATAGTATCAAAGATATCTTTAGGTACGTTGTAGATGTTTCTAATGATATGACTGTAAGAACGTGAGTGTATATTAGTCTCAAAGAATGACCAATTATACATTAATGCTTCTAGTTCAGGTAAACTCACTACAGGAGTGAATACTTGTACAGGGCCTCTGCCTTGTAGACTATCTAATGCTGTTTGTCTAAGTAAGTTGGCAGTGAAGATATGCTTGACAGCATCTGATGCTTCTTTGAAGTCACCTGAATCTTTTGTTAAACTAATCTCTTCTGGTATCCAAAAGAAACCTCTTGCAGTTTCTTCAAAGTTTGCTATTTTATCATATTTCACTTCTTCAAATCTTTGGATAGTTACAGGACCGGCAGGGTCTAAGAACATTTTATTGTCTAAGTAAGTTGTTTGTTTTGTTAAATCGTATTGTTCTTTGCTCATATCTAATCCCTATAATTTACATGATTCACAATCATCTTCGTCTAGTAGTTCTGCTCCACCGACATATGCTTGTGCTATTTGTGCTAATTCTACTTCTTGTCTTTTGACTCCTGCTTTATTTATTAAAGAATAATAAAAAGTCTTAAGTCCCCATTGATGTGCCTGCATTAAGTTCTTTGCGATCAGTGTTGTTGGTACTTTCTGATCTTTAAAGTGTGCTGGATTGTAGAATGTATTCGTTGAAATACTCTGATCTACATACGCCGCTAGTACTGCCGCAGTCTTCAGATATGCATCACAGTCTTGTTGTTCCCACATTAACTGATAAGAGTTTCTTACACGTTTAATGTGATAGTCTGGTACTACTTGTGTCAATGATCCTGCTTTACTTTCTTTAACAGAGATTAAACTC